TGCTGGTCAGCCTCGTGCTAATCGCCCTGGGCGCGGCGCTTTGGCTGTTGCGGGTGCCCAAAGGCGAGGATCTCATCCCGTTCGCGTTGGGTGTGCTCGGTCGAAGCATGATCGGAAAGCCGAATGAACCTTCTCGATAAGGCCATCAGCGTTGTATCGCCACGCGCTGCGCTACAGCGTGTGCGACATCGCGTGGCCCTGGAATTGACCACGGGCTATCTGGAGCGGCACACCCAGCGCTTCCGCTACGAGGGCGCCACCGCCGGCCGCCGTTCCAACGGCTGGTATGCCGCCTCGACGGACGCCAACGTCGAGCTGATGGGGTCGCTGATCTGGCTGCGCAACCGCAGCCGCGATCTCGTGCGCAACAATCCCTATGCTGCGCGCGCCGTCGAAGAGTTGGCGGGCAACGTGGTCGGAACCGGCATTGTGCCGAAGGCCAAGACCGGCAACACAGGCATCGACAAACTCATCGATGACGAGTGGCCCTTTTTCGCGGAGGCCTGCGACGCGCCGCAGCGCCTCGATTTCTACGGCATGCAGACGCTCACCGTCCGCACCATGGCCGAGAGCGGTGAGGCTATTTTGCGGTTTCGGCCGCAGCCGGCGGACTTCGGCCTTCGCATCCCGCTCCAACTCCAGATGCTCGAAGCGGACTTCCTGGATCAGGCCCGCACCATGGGCTTGGTCAACGGTCATGTGATGGAAGGCGTCCAATTCGACCAGAAGGGGCGGCGTGTAGCGTACTGGCTCTTCAGCTATCACCCCGGCGGCGTCCTGATCCTGAATCCACGCGGCGGCATCGTGAGCCAGCCCGTTCCCGCGGACCAGATCATGCACGTTTACCGCGTGCTTCGGCCCGGCCAGGTCCGTGGCGTGCCGTGGCTCGCACCAGTCATGATGGCCCTCCGGGACCTCGACGATTACTGCGATGCGGAGCGCATTCGGAAGAAGATCGAAGCCTGTGTCACCGCCTTTGTCGAGCAGCCCGAGGGCATCGATGGCGATCCCCTGGGCCTTGCGAGCACCGATCCTTCGACCGGACTCCCGGTTGAAAATTTCGAGCCGGGAATGGTCGAGTACCTGAAGCCCGGCCAGACGGTCAAATTCAACAATCCCCCGGCCGCGGGCGGGTACCGCGAATACAAAATGACCGAGTTGCAGGGCATCATGGCCGGCATCGGACTGCCGTACGAGCTCGGCACCGGCGACATGTCGCAGGTGAATTACTCCTCCTGGCGCGGCGGCATGCTCGGCTTCCGCAACACCGTAGAGGCCTATCGCTGGCTCACCCTAATCCCGCTGTTTTGCATGCCGGTGTGGCGGCGGTTCATCGATGTTCTGATCCTGCAGGGCAAAATTCCGCAGTCGGTCATCAAGGATGAGAAGGTCAATCTGCGCACGGTACAGTGGACAGCGCCGCGATTCGAGTCTGTCGATCCAGTGAAGGACGCTGAAGCCGTGCTGAAAGACGTGCGCACTGGCCGGAAGACGTGGTTTGAGGCTGTGTTGGAGAACGGCTACGATCCCACCACGCAGTTGGAGCAGATTGCTCTGTTCAACAAGCTGGTGGACAAATTCGAAATCATTCTCGATTCCGACCCTCGCAATACCACGCTGCGTGGCCAGGCGCAGCCGGCGGCAAATGCAGATCCCGCTCTCGGCGGCAGGCCGGCGCCAGCCCCGGCCAAGCACACTGCGCTTTCCGAAGAGGACCTTGGCGTGGTCCGGGAATTACTCGCGGCCGGCATGTCGCGCGTGAACAGCAGCAGCTTCGAATCCACGACCCGGATCTACCGGGGATAGCAATCAAACAATCCACATCAAAAGGAGATCATCGCGATGAAAGCACCGCCACAGGTATTGGCTGCGCTCCAGGAAAGCATCGACATTGAGGCGACCCTGGCGCTCCAGTACCTTCTCGACCAGCGCGACGTGAAGCGCCTCGGACTCGATCTGGCTGACGGCCTGAAGCAAATGCACGAGCAGTGCCAGGATCACCTGAAGCACCTCACCAGCCGCCTGTTGTTCCTGGAGGGTGCGCCCACCATCACGCCGAAGCCCGCCGCCACGCACGACAGCATCACCGAAATCCTGAACGGCGCCTTCGCCGCCGAAACCGCCGCCATCGCGCGCTTCAGCGAGCTATGCAAGCAGTGCTACGAGGCCGGCGACATGTCGAACTTCCACTTCTACCAGCATCTGGTGAAGTGGCATCGCGAGGGCGACGACAAGTTCAAGGGTCACGCGGCCTGGCTGCAGAAACAGCTCTACCAGCTCAAGAAGCTCGGCGAAAACGATTTCATCGCCGTGAACGCGGCGAAGTAAGGAGGCGCATCGATGCCACTTCTCAAAACCGAATACTTGCACACCGATTCGGGCGGGCCGCCGCCCCCGAATCCCAACTCGGAAGTCTTTTCCGCCGACGCCCAGGTCCTGCCCAGCACGGCCAACGCCAAGGAAGGCACCATCGACGTGGTCTGGTACAGCGGGGCGTATGTCCCGCGCATTGACCGCTCCACGGGTGAGCCCTACATGTTGAAGCTCGACATGCAGGGCTGCCGCCTCGACCGGCTCAACAACGGCGCGCCCGTCTTCGACACCCATTTCACTGGTGACGATTTCAAGTCACTCATCGCGGGCAAGGTCGGTACGCGCGCCCAGGTCGGCGTCGTCCGCCGCGCCTGGCCCAATGGCGATAAAGGCATGGCCACGCTGCAATTCGATGTCGGCGATCCCGACGGCGCCGAGATGTTCCGGAAGGCCAGCGCCGGGATCCTCCAGAACCTCAGCTTCGGCACCTTCGTGTACAAGCGGGAAAAGGTCGAAGCCCAGCTGGAAGGCCTGCCGGAGGGCAAGCCGCCCTACATTAACGACAAAGAGATCGGCATGTTCAAGGCCGTGGATTGGGAGCCGTTTGAAATCTCTCCGTGCACCGTGCCCGCCGATTTCAACACCTGCTTTCTGAGCGCCCAGCCCACGGGCGAAGTCACGATTCTCGGCGCGCCGGATTCCGGCGTGATCGATGCATTACGGGCAATCAGCCCACCAAAGGAGAAACCTGCAATGCCGGAAACCACCACGCAGGAAACGGGCGCGGATGCCCGTCAAGTGAACGAACAGGCGCTGGCCGCCGCGCGCGAAGAGGCGGTCCAGGCCGAACGGCAGCGTGTCAGCGAGATTCAAGCGCTGAGCGCTACCGCGACCAAACACGGAATTGACGCCACGGTCATTAGCGAGTTCATCGCTAAGGGACTGTCCGTCGATCAGGCCCGCAAGGATCTGTTCAACCGTCTCGCCGACCTGGGAGGCCGGGGAGTACCTCCGGGACCGGGAGAGAAGGGTCCGGAGTTCAACCCGCCGTCGGAACGGCCGACCTTTGGCCGGGATGCGATGGAAACCCGGCTTGCCTGTATGCAAGCGGCCATGCTGCTGCGCGCCGACGGCCGTTTCTTCCTCGGCCGCCGCCAGGATTATAACGGCAATTACATCGGCGAGTACCTCGACGGCTGTGGGCCCGAGCACCAGAAGCGCGCTGAGGAAATGGCGCGCGAGTACCGCAATTTCAAGCTCGTCGACATGGCCAGGGAATTCCTTCAGATGAAGGGCATCCCCACGCGCGGCATGGACGTGACGCGCATTTCGGAGATGGCCCTCCAGGGCCCGCCCCGCGGCGTGGAGTTCTTCGAGGGCGGCGCCGAGTCCACCTCCGACTTCCCTGCGATCTTGGCCAACGTCGCCAACAAGACCCTGCGCATGGGGTACGAAGCCTACCCGCGTACCTTCCAACCCTTCTGTCGGCAGGTGACCGCCCAGGACTTCAAGCCCATCAACCGCGTGCTGCTCGCCGATGCTCCCGCCTTGCAGAAGCTGAATGAAAAAGGCGAGTACCACCGGGCGCAGCTCACCGACAACAACATCAGCTACCAGCTCGCCACCTATGGCGAGCTGGTGGCCATCACCCGCAAGGTCATCATTAACGACGACCTCCAGGCGTTCACCCGCGTCCCGGCGCTGCTCGGCGTGGCTGCGGCGCGCCTCGAATCCGACACTGTGTGGGGCATCGTCATCTCCAATCCGGCTGCCATCTACGCCGGCGACAAGACCTCCACCGCGCTGTTCGCGGCGGGCCACAGCAATCTGCTGACCGGTGTGGCGAGCAGCATCGATCCCACCGTGCAGAACGCCAATGCGCTGGCGGCGCTGGGCGCCGGCCGCAAGTCGCTGCGGTTGCAGAAGGGGCCACAGGGCACCCCGTTGAATCTGATTCCCCGGTTCATCGCGGTGCCGACGGCGCTGGAAACCTACATGCTCCAGCTCATCTACCCGATTAACATCGCTTCCGCCGACGCGACGAAAGTTGTGCCGGAGTGGGTGCGCAGCCTGGTGCCAGTGGTCGAGCCGCGTCTCGATGCGGCGGCAGGTGGTGCGACCGGGTGGTACCTGATTGCTGACCCGGCGCAGGTGGACACCGTCGAATACTGCTACCTGGAAGGGCAGCAGGGCGTGTACATCGAAACCAAGCAGGGATTCGAGATCGACGGTGTCGAGATCAAAGCCCGCATGGACTTCGGCGCGGCGGCCATCGACTACCGTGGCCTCCAGAAGAACGCTGGCGCGTAGGGCGCGGCAGACGTAGCGAAACCACAGCAGACCGGGGCGGCGCGAGCTGCCCCGGAATCTTAACCAGGAGAATTCCAAAATGCAGAATTACGTTCAAAGAGGGAATACCCTCACCGTGACCGCGCCCTATGCTCTCGTCAGCGGCGGCGGTTGCCAGGTGGGCAACATCTTCGGCGTTTCCGTGAACAACCAAAACGCGGGCGATTCGACCGAACTGGTGGTAGAGGGCGTGTTCGACCTCGCCAAAGACGGCAGCACGTTCGTTTCGGGCGCCAAGGTGTACTGGGATAACAGCCAGCAGTTGGCGACCGCAAACACGCTCACTGCGGCCGGGGCGGCGAACAAGGAAATCGGCTTCGCCGTGCTGGATCAAGCCAACGGCGTCGCTGCGCCTGGCGGCCAGGCGGCTGACCCGACCGTGCGCGTGCGGCTTAACCCGCTCAGCTTCGGCCCGGTGCAGGCCGCCGACACCGATCCCTCGGTACTGCAGAAGGCCGTGGTTACGCTCACCGCCGCGCAGATCATCGCGATGTACGGCACGCCGCAGAGCGTCCTTCCGGCACCGGCCGCCGGCCAGGTGCTCGTCATCGACCAAATCATCGCGCAGATGAAGCCCGGAGCGACCCAGTTTACGG